GTTAGACACAGCAGATTATGAGACCAATTTCATCTGGCGGTTCGAGAAAGGTCGTCACATATACGGATATGATGTGGCAGATATTAACTGGAAATATGGCAATGGATTGCTCACCAAAGAGAAAACAGACCGTGAATCCAGGATCGAAATGGTCGCTAAAATGAAGGGTGAGGGGCTGTCAAATAGGCAGATTTCTAAAGAATTGGGTGTGAGCAGCACAACTATTGATAAAGATGCAAAAACAGCTAAAAGCCTTATGTTATATGACGATGAGCCAGAATTTTAGGGTGCAAACCCTGTTTGCAGAAAATGGCCCTAAAAAAGGGGTCAGGTTTGCAGGGTGCAAACATGGGTGCAAACCTTTGCCCACTTGGGGGTTTGCACTTAAAGTCAATAAACATAGGGGTTTTGAAGGGGTGCAAACCTAGGTGCAAACCTCACTGCAAACCTTCGATGCAAAGTGCAAACATGCAAACCCTGTTAATAAAGACAGGGTTGCAGTTGGCATAGGCAAAAATTGCACTTCTTTGAGGCTTTTATACTTATGAGAAAAAACAATTTATTTTCAAAACCTGATACGAGTCTAAAGAAGGAGGCTGACAAGACTTATTCCGAGATGTTAAAGAAGAGGTCTCAAGTGAGTGCTGATTGGGGTTGGGATAGATTACAGGAATTAATTAGCCCCGATTTGAGAAAACGATTTGTCAAACAGAAGTTTTTATTATCTCAGGCCATGACTGCTGAGGACTATGAAAAAATCAAAGCTCACTCCGAGGGCATGATGAGAGGATTGGATGCTTTGGTAGCTTATGCCAAAGACCAGGGCTTTAAAGAGTTAAGTCCTTCGGTTTGGGTCACGAACCATCCTGAAACCAATACCCAGATATTTATCGCTTTGGATGCCGAGAGCTTACCTCGATGTGTGGCTCTAGCTGATGCCGAGAAACCCAGCTTGTATTTCTCGATCAAAGAACTGTTTGTGATGATTGACAAAGACACCTTCGATCTAAAAAAAAGACTAGGTGATTCGTTTGGTCATGTTGAGATATTGGAGAGAACACCGATTAAAGAAAAAGATGTGGAGAACATTTTGTGTGATGAGATTTTATAGTGGCACATTACAAGAAACAATACGGCGTTTCTGGCGAAATGCTGACCGCCACCTATTTTCTAATGAAAGGATTTAATGTGTTTCAACCGATTGCTTCTGGCACTAGGGATTTATTGGTAGAGATTGACGATAAGTTTTACGGCGTTCAAGTGAAGAGTGCCTACAAACCCTGGGATGATCCCAACCGAGAAAAAAAGAGATTCAAGTTTAATCTTAAACACTCTTCCACTGATGATGCTTATGATCCTGAATTGGTGCAAATATTTGCCTGTGTGAACCTAATGAGAAATCTTATCGTTTTCTTAAACAACACTGGCAACAAAAAAACACTGTCTATTAGACCCGAAGAATTTACCAAAGAGAGGCAAGACACCTCTTTTGATGAAACTATAAAAAAAATTAAATAAAGTATACAACTACCATAGGGTTATAATTATGGAAACTGAAAACAAGAATGAAACTAACAACATAAACAAAAGGCAAGACTTATCATTGGCAACGATCGCTGCTTATTGGACTCATCGTGGCTTTGTTGGCCGACAACTGGCTTTGAAGATTGCTGAGACCGTAAAACGAGGCGAGATTGTCGATGATGATAACGATGCTTGTAAGGTGTGTGAATAGATGGCAACAAAGAAAAAACGCGGAAGGCCAAGAATAAAGCTGGATGCAGCTAAAACCAGAGAGCTTGCCTCAAGGGGATTGAGCCAAAAACAAATTAGTGCTATGCAAGGATGTTCTTATCATACCTTGAACAGAAACCGTAAACGCAGCAAAGAGTTTAATGAGGCTTATGAAAAAGGTGTGGCGGAAGGTTTAGCAAACGTCACTAATAGCTTATATGAGAACGCCATGGGCGGAAACGTCACAGCTCAGATATTCTATTTAAAAAACAGGGATGATGCTCGTTGGAGAGACAGGGTTGAAACAACTCACGATCATCAATTAAGTTTATCTAATGTGCTTGATTCGGCCAAGAAAAGAGTAATAGATGTCACTCCCGAACCAATAAAAATAACAAAAAAGAATAGTTAGTGATGGTTTGCTTAGATGGCACAGAATCTTTGAATCGACTTGTGAGCATGGTGTTCAGACCTTTTGCAACAAAAGAATTTGCAATTTCTGAGGGCTATTATAAGGGGAGCGCATCAGTTCAAACCACCAAACCAGTTCAGGAACCTAAACTGGGTTCTAGTTTGGGCGTGTTTCGGTTGGCAAACTCGAACGAAAACCCAAACTTTAACCAGGTAGTTCCAGTTTTGGTTCAAATGATGGCTGGGAAAGCCTATAAACACTGGGTGGAGCCATTCCTTATTAAGGAACGGCTCGCTGTTTCAGCTCTAATTTCAGCAGCCGGATCGCTGTTAGACCCCCCCCTCAAACTAGGGAGGGGGGCGGTTGTTTTCGTACCCCCGAACTAAAATTTTTTAATTTTTTATGAAAGTAAGGATCACACATTTAGACGGCAAGATACCAAACCTGGCACTGATGAAGCTGTCACACTGGCACAAACTTAGAGGCGATGATGTGTATTTTACTAAAAGAACATCACCCGATATGTTCGAGGCTGAATATGACCGAGTTTATGGTTCTTCTATTTTTACCTTTAGCGAGAAGAAGCAACAAAAATTTTTGCAAAGTTTTCCAAATGCAATCATTGGTGGCACAGGCTTTGAGAACAGCGTAACAATAGAGCAAATTATCGGTAAGCCTGTTTATGAAAACTATGATTATGAGATTTATCCTGATTTTGAACACAGCATCGGTTTTTCACAAAGGGGTTGCCGCCTCAAATGTAAATTTTGTGTTGTAAGCAAAAAAGAAGGTAAAAATGTGCATAGCAACTGGATAGATGAGATTTATCGAGGCGATCCATATCCGAAAAATTTATTGTTATTGGACAATGATTTCTTTGGACAACCCGATTGGGAGGTGAAAGCTAATCAGCTTATCGATGGTAAATTTAAAGTGAGTTTCAATCAAGGCATTAACATTAGATTGGTTGATGATCGTGCTGCTGAGACACTACCGAATATTAAATATTATGATGCAAAATTTAAAACCAGAAGGCTCTACACCGCATGGGATAACCTAGGTGATGAAAAAATATTTACAAAAGGTGCTGAGAAACTAGCTAGAAACGGAATACCTATGAGGCACCTGATGGTTTATATGTTGATTGGGTTTAAGAAGAACGAGACATGGGATGACATATTTCATCGTTTTAACACGCTTATTGATCTTGGTTGTATGCCCTACCCTATGGTTTATAACAATCAAGATAGAGAGTTAAAAAAATTTCAGCGTTGGGTGATTAGAAGGTATTACCAGTTTGTGCCTTGGGAAGAGTACAAAAGCTCTAGGGTTTCAACCTTTTACAAGGAAGATGATAGACAGGTTGCTATGTTATGAAATACACCCCTAAACAAGAAGAAGAGTTGATGACCGACATATGGTCGTTAAACATTAAGGACTCGCCGCTAAACTTTGTGCGCTACATTTTCCCATGGCAACAGGAAAACACCCCCCTTGAGGACTTTACTGGCCCTAGAGAGTGGCAAGAAAAAATTTTACGAGATATTGGCAATCATATTAGAAAAAACGAAACCATCGACCTACCTGAGATGTTTAGACTCGCAGTTGCATCGGGTCGAGGCATTGGTAAATCAGCCTTGGTCGCCTGGATTATCCTGTGGATGTTATCCACGCGTCTTGGTTCTACCATTATTGTCACCGCCAATACCGAACAACAGCTTAAATCGAGAACCTGGGCTGAGTTAGGCAAATGGCTGACATTATCGATTAATGGTCACTGGTTTATAAAAACTGCCACCAGCTTAAAGCCGCAACCCTGGTTTGAAGAATTGCTGGTCAGAGATTTAAACATTGACTGCGGCTATTATTATGCTCAAAGCCAACTTTGGTCTGAGGAAAACCCAGACGCATTTGCCGGTATTCACTCCTCGCATGGCGTGTGTTTGATTATGGATGAGGCAAGCGGTATTCCCGCGCCTATTTATTCCGTGTCCGAGGGCTTTTTCACCGAGCCGACTAAAAATCGTTTCTGGTTATCGTTTTCCAACCCGCGCCGTAATACTGGCCCTTTTTATGACTCGTTTCATTCCAAGCGTGAGTTTTGGAACAACGAGCAAATCGACTCGCGTGATGTTGAAGGCACCGACCAGGCATTGTTTCATAAAATGATTAAGCAATACGGTGATGATTCTACTGTGAGTCGTGTCGAGGTGATGGGTGAGTTTCCAAAAGCCGATGACGATACCGTTATTCCTATTGAGTTAGCCAGAGCTGCGGTTAATAGAGATGTTGAGCTAACCGCCTCAGAACCGATTGTATGGGGATTGGATGTCGCAAGGTTCGGCTCCGATAATTCGGCTCTATGTATTCGTCAAGGTAATACCGTGTTTGAAATTAAAACCTTTCGCTCAATGGATTTGATGCAGCTTTGCGGTGCTGTTAAAAATATTTATGACTCAGCAACCTCTATGAACCAACCGCAAGAAATA